TCGGTTTCCATTCTTCTTCAAAATCCAAGTAATACTTTCTTAGAGATATATATTCTACTCCTCTAAAAGTATTTATTACAAGTCTGACTTGCTCATGACTTGTGTCTTGAATTATTTTTTCGTAGATTGCTGGAGCGTTAAGGTCAATCATTCCTAATCACTCGGTTAAGAGGCACTATACTTGTAACATTTCTAGGGACAAGTATCCTATAAGAATCCGTATCCCAGCAAAATAATAAAGATGTATGCTGACCTTCTCTTGCTCTATTTCTTTTCTTTCGAATATATTCTGTAGAAAAGTCTCTAGTGCAAACATTGTATTTTAGTTTTCTTGAGTTTTGACTACGATAAGTTATTATTGCATCGCCAGCGTCATCGAGTCTTTTTTCGAACTCTTCCTTTTTCATCTTACCTCCAACTTAATCTAACAAAAAATTTTTTGGATTGTTAAGTTTTGAGGTTGTTTTAAAGGATAAAAGAAAGCAAGACCGAATGCTCAGTCTTGCTTAACTATCATACACTACTTATTTAGGGTTTCGATGATTCCAGCAAAGTAAACAGCTGCTTTACCTGTAAGTTTAGATATAATTGCAGCATCAACTTCTTGACCAGCATCACTTATTGTTGAAGTTAGCTTGTCTTGTGCGTCTGCTACGCTTACCCGACCTCCTCCAGTAGAACCTGTTGAAGTTCTAGCTGCTGGAGTTTTTCTTACATAAACACCTGCCTTTGTTAAAATCATTCTAACACCATTTGGGGATTCACCGAGCTCTTCGGCTATATCTTTTACAATCTCCATTGATGTCTCAGGTGTAGGTTCTCCGTCCTGATACATCTCGACTGCTTGTGATTTCATTTCATCTGTCCAAGGCATTTTTCTTTTCCTCCTAATTTTGGAAAATTTTTGTTCGTATTCATCAATTGAGGTAGTACTACGGTAGCCTGGACACCAACCTGTGGTATCTAGCATTTGTTGGTAATATCTATCACTCATAATTTGACTTCTTTTTAATATAAATATATTATATAAAAATTGAAACCATTTGTCAAGAAATATTTTTCGTTTGGATTAACCAAAATGCTTACGAATAGCTTCAAGCTTATCTTCTGCGTGTGCTAATTTTTCAACCTCAGTTTCGATTGCCTGCACTATTTCAGGGTGTTCTCCGATACCAACTACTTGTCTTTCATATGCTTTTATATTAGCAAAAGACACAGCTATATCTCCCTCTAGTTTTTTACATAGTGCTTCTAATAGATAATTCATTGATTATGTTTCCTGTATTTTGTTTTTCTCTCCCAGTCTTCTATTGCACTTTTTATACTGCCTTCTGCTAACACAGAGCAATGTAATTTAATTGGAGGTAGCTGTAGTGCCTCAGCTATTTCTTTATCTTTTACAAGTTTAGCCTCTTCAATAGTTTTACCTGTTAACATCTCTACAAACATTGTGGAACTTGCAATTGCACTACCACACCCATAAGTTTTGAACTTAACATCAATAATTCTATCGTCATCATCTAATTTTAACTGTAATTTCATTACATCACCACATGCAGGAGCTCCAATCATTCCTGTTGCAACCATGGGGTCTTTCGGGTCAAATCGACCTACAGAGTGTTTTGCTGGGTTATTTAAAACACTCTCAAATCTATCTACCACTTCTTTACTATATGCCATTATCCTCTCCTCAATACTGCTTCGCAAAAGTCTACTAAAAAGTTCTCTCTTGCTTTCTCTGAAAGTAAAGGATAGATTAAAAAAGGTGAAGCAATAAGAAAAATAATTAGCGAAGATATATATCCTGCTACTGTTCTTTTTATTATTATGTTATTTTTATCTATCACTTTAATAAGTTTCAATGCTGGTATCATCAATCTAATTATAGATAATATCCATGCAGATAACCAATATGCTAAAATATATTCCACGTGTCCTGAATCCATATAAATAACAAAGGAAGTCCTATCCATGCAAAGAAGTATAAACCAAAAAATGTAATTACATCTATCATAAGTACTCCTTTATGTGTTCTAGACTACCTAGCTCATAAGCCAAAGCAAAGCTAGTATATCCTGTTCTTGTTCCGTCAAGATGAGGAAAATATGTTTTAGAAGTATCGCATGGTTCTAATACCCATAATCTGTAAGAATGAGATTCATACTTATTAGACATACCATAATCTTCTACAATTTCTGCAAATTTATTATCTCTAGGACTCCACACTTTTTCTCCTACTTCGAAAGTTTCTTTTACACATTGCTCAGGGAGCAGTGCATTTCTTCTTCCTTTGTAATCTGACTCTGCTAATTTTTGTGGAATACCTAATCGTTCTATCACTGATTTTATAAATGCAGGTGAACGATAAAGTTGTTTTGCTATATTCATAATATTATCTCCTTCAAGATAATACTCTATAATTTGTTTCTTTTCGCTTTCTGTTAATCCTTTACCTTTGTTTTGATTTTTTCTTAGCTCTCTATATTGCATGGTATCTTCATGCTCTTGTATGATATTAGCAAGTCGAGTAGTATTATAACTTATATTAAGTATACTACAAGCCTCTTTCTTTGTTATTGGCTTTTCTGCTCTTAGTAATTCTATAACATGAGAAATATTAGTTTCTGTTAATTTTTCATGTTTTTTAGTCTTTATCATAGTGTTCCATTCCTAATAATATGATTGCATAATGAACTACTTTTAGTAAATCATCTTGGTTATATCCGTTCTTTTTACCATACCGTTGTGCATATTTAATTATATTTCCAATACAAAACCCTGTTCCATGACCTGCATCAAATATAAACTCAGTAGATTCTGTTTTATCTTGTGAGTAATGAGATTCATAAGTTGACCTTATGTAATTATCAATCCAATTTAATACTTCTTCTTCATTAAATTTATTTCTCATCAGTTAGCAACTCAACTAAAGATGAGTAGCCTCCGATTTTTTCTCCATTAAACATTATTTGTGGAAAAGTTCTTGCAGTAGGAAACTCTTTCATCATTTCCTCTCTATCAAAATCTTCTCCAAAAACTTTATATTCTACTGCGCAACCTTTATCTATTGCTAGATTTTTAGCCATTGTGCAATAAGTGCAATTGTTCATAATCAGCAAAATCTTCATTCCACCAATGGGGTTTATCTCTATAAGACCAACTAGCAAAAGTAGCTTTATCAAGATGATAATAATCTCTATACGATTGTATTGGATTATCATAGTCTTTCAATTCATCAGGCATAGCTAGTCCAAATGTTGTAAACCCTTTCTTTGGTAAGTTTATTGGGTCGGGTAGTTTATTTACTACTTCCATAACCGATTTATGTAATTTACCGTATCTGTAATGATACTCATCATTTAATGCGTTTGCATAGCAATGAACCCACTCATGGTTCTCTAGCGATTCTCTCGCCCAGATAGTGCATGGGTGGTTATACATCATTGGTAAATAGGGGTAGGGTCGTTCCTCTAATGGTAAATGCTTTATTTCAGCTTTTAATTTATTAAGGACTTCACGCTCTTCAGCGTTAAGTGCACGAGGAACATACCCTAAATATCTGTCGATATAGATAGTTGTGCAAAGAATTTGCGCTGCCTCGAGGGGCATTTTTACGATATGTTTATCTACATGAAACTGTGCTGCTTTGTCTAAGTCTTGGTCTAAATAAAATAGATTCATAACTTATATCCAACACTTATACCCTGTGCATTCACTCAATGGAACACCTGGGCAATATTCACATATCTCCTCTACTTGGTTCTTTCTACTAAATTTTGTTTTGTCTTTATGGACTTTAGTAGAACCGTGTTTTGGTGTTGTTTTTCTTACTTTTAATTTTTTCATAATTTATATTATACAAAATTTAAAACCATGTGTCAAGAATTATTTTTTATTACTTACTATTTATCTTGTCTTTTGCTGTTCCAGCATACAATCCGAACCAAGCTGCGCCTGCTCCAACTATAACTGAAATTAAACCAGACTGTTCAAGCGATGGGTCAGGTAACTCCATAAACCACATTGTCGCATAGTATAGTAAAAATATGTATACTGATAGAAATGCTCTTGGAAAGATTCTCCAAGCGTCTATCATATTTGATAACCATATCCATTTTTGATATGGATTTTCAGGTTCTTTTTCACTTTCTAACTTTAAGATGTCAGCTTTTAACTTGCTGTTCTCTGTTACAAGTTCCATGAACTTACTTAGGTCTATCTCAACCTCATTTCTTGACATATCTCCGCCAAATCTATCTCTATCATCTGCCATTATTTATCCTTAGCTTTTCCAATATTGATAGCTAATAAGTCTACTAACTTATAATACTTTGCTATCCACATATCGTCTTTGGGTGTTGGTGTTGATGCCGCTACCACTGAAGCGCCCATGACTAACCATGGCACTATTTTTACTATTAATATTATTCCCTGTATAAAGTCTAACATATTACTTCTCACTCTTTCGAGCTTGACGCTTTAAGCGTTTATTTAGTTTGTATATTTTATTTTCCAGTTCCTCACACCAGTCTTCTAGTTCTTCAAATCTTCCTTGGACTGTGGGATTTTTATCAAAGAACTTAGAGCCTTTCATCATGGCTCTATACTCTTTATAAAATTGCCACCACTCAGTCAGTCTTTGCAGCACTGATATCTTCTGTGGTGACCTTTCGATAATACACTACGACATCTTTTAGTTCAGTAATATATCTCTTTAGTTCTTGCATATTGTATGCCATTAATTCGTAGTCAGGAATAGTCATAGCTAAAAAGACTAACTCACCTTCCTGGTCTTCGATTACTTTAAATTGTTCTTCAAAGTTTTCAGGTGTGATTGTTAACCACCTGACTGTTTTTAAATCTATTTCACGAGGCATGATAGGTTGAACTATTGTTCTCTCTATCGGCTTTGCTTTAACCTCTAATGTCCTCGTTGGGAGGAGACTGCAGTTGGAGACCATCATCAAGCTCATCAACATCACTGCTGAGTTCCTCGATATCCTCCATGATATGTTTTGTTCCATTATTTATTTTCCTTTGCATTTCGACTGGGTCACCCATTATTTTAGCACTCAGTTCGTAGTTTCTTATAAATTCTGAATATCTATTCAGTTCTCTTTGTGCAGCTTGACTTTTTTGTGTCATTATCTGCATTTGTTCTGTTTGTAATGTAAAATCATTTTGCATTGTTTCTAGTGCTTCTTGTTGAGTAGCAACTGCTCCCTCTAATGCAAGGTTGTTTGCTTTCAAGGTTACATTCTCTTGATATAACCAATATCCACCTAGTCCTAATACTATAATAATTCCTATAAAAAATTGATTCATAATTCTTTTATCCTATAGTTAAGTCCTTCTGCACCTCTTACTTCTACTATTTCGCCTTCTTGCGTTTTGAACTTTATATATTTTTCTTGTTTTTTGTAAAACTTACTTACAATAAATGTTTGGTCGTCTGCATCTCCCCAAGTAGAATTATAACTTACCTTTAATTCGTAGTAAGTAATGAATAATCCTTTTAACCAATACCAGAATTTCTCTAAATATTGAGGGATTTGCTTTATCTTTTCATACATTTGACCAATCTTTTCCTTCAAATAGTAATGCTTCTGCTTCTCTTCTTCTAACAAGTCCTTGCAAGACTTTGCCTCCTGCCTTATTCCATCTTTTGATTTGTTCAGGCACTCCGTCATAGTCCCCTGCATTGAGAACTTTTAAAAGTGTGCTAGAATTTAGATTGCTTGGACCGAGATTGTATGTCCATGATACCAATGCATCGAACATGCACTGGTCTAGTTGATATTTGACTGCTTCTTTGACATAGTTTTCATACTCTATTAACTCTTCTTCGAGCATTTCTTCTGCCTGTTGTTTGGTTATTGTCATGCCTTCTTTCACACCTTTGATGTGTCCATAACCAATAGTCCAAACTCCTACTGCATCTTGGTAGGCTTCTAATTCACAGCCTTCGAATTTTTTGATAAGGGCTAAACCCTCTGCTGATATTTTCATATTGTAAAACTTTCTCCACAACCGCACTGAGCAGTTTCTCTTGGACTTTGTATTTTTACATACTCATTTAGTCCTTCTTCTACCCAATCGATATTTATTTCTTCAAGATATCCTAAAGTCATTGGGTCTACAGCAATTAGGTCATAAAATACTGCATCACTTGATACACTTGGATACTCTAAATAACTTAAGTCATAAGCATATCCATTACAACCACTTGGTAACATTTGGAGTCTAACTCCCCAATAACCTTTATCCTTTACTTTTGCTCTTATTCTGTCTAGAGCTTCTGCACTTGCTATTAGCATATAATACTCCGTTTAATGATTTGTTCAATTCCTTTTGCAATTTATTTGCGTAGTCAAGTAGGTTTTTGTCTTGCTCTTCCCTAAGTTTCTTAATGCGAAGCACACTCTTACGAGTGCGCTTCGACTTAGGTCTTTGACAGTGAACTAAGATATGAGTTCTCCTACACTTGCCAATACGGCGAATGTAAAGATAGTAATAAGAAAAGCATTTCCTAACACTTCTCCTACATCATCATACTTGTTTAACTGTCTAAAACTATATACCATTTTTCTTATCATTTAATATCCAATACTTTACGATTGGAGTTCGGAGTTCTAGACAGCGCGATAGTCAATAGTCCATCTTTGAGTTCTACAAAGTCTACTTTTAAGTCTGTGTTCATAATGAACTTTCTCTCAAAAGATTTAAGACTTAAGCCTTGATGCACAAACCTTTCTGTATCACCAAGCTTTTGTTCTTTTTTCCCCTTGATAAGTAGTTCGTTCTTTTCTTGAACCACTTCTATTTCTTCTTTCGACCAACCTGGAATAGCAACTTCTATACGGTAGTTGCCTGTTTCCACATTTTCGACTATGTTATATCTTGGATATGAAGTATCGGTATTCTGCAATAGCCAATCGTTGTTCATACCAAGCCAAAATTTACTAATATCAATCGTCATATTATATTCTCCTAATTTCCTTTTCAGTAAAACTATGCCGACCCTTTCGGTATCGACGCCAATGTGTAGAAACCATTTCTACACTTCCCTTAAATTATATCAAATTTAACACCATAAGTCAAGATAAATTTTTTGATTAGTCCTCGAAATCTATCTTGCCCTGCTCTTTCATATAGTCAAGCGTTGCGCCAATACCTTCCTTCTTTCCATACTGATAGGATAGGTAAATGCTACAAAGTAGTATTAAAATAAATGCTGTGTCTATGTCCATAATTTTTTCTCCAATTATATATTATATCAAAACTAACACCTCCTGTCAAGTAAAATTTCAAGGATACCTAAAAATATTTGTTGACAAGAGGTTATTCTTTTGATATAATATCATTATGAAACTATTAAAAAAGGGAAGCTGGACTTACAAGGAAAAAATGGTTTTGAAAGACAACTATAATAAAATGACTATAGATGAACTTTCTACTCGTTTACTTCGTACTCCGTCTAGCATTACTTCCCAAGTAAATTACCTTCGAAAACGAGGGTGGACTTTTCACAGGAGAACAGATGGATAATGTAGTAGAGTTTCCAAGAAAAAAGAAAGCAGAAGAAATAACCGAAAAACTTACTACTTCTTTACTTTTAGAAGCAAACAAATTAGGACTCGACACGAAGAATCAAGACTTCGTTTTTGATATGGCATGGACAATGAAGTTCATCAAAGCCGCTGTCGATAATCAATGTAATATTGCCAACGAACTGTGTCGTCTTACAAGAGCACAGGGGTTAGATGAGAGTAAACTGTAGAGGTATGTCTGTAGAAAAAGCAATTAGAATACTTCGTAGAAAGACAGACCG